GCCAATCTAACTGCTGGCGGCGCAATAACCATTAACCTGGTTGGTTTACTCCAGTCGGGTCCTGCTAGTTTTTCAAACTGCTCATGCAAATAAATGTAATAAGCAGAATTATTAAAGTCATCTTCTGTAGGGATATCAATAAACGAAGTTTTTAAAAACTTGTTTACTGTGACTATAGCATTAATCAGATGTTTTCTTGCTTCATCTTCACTGATAAAAAAAGAAAAAGTATCGAGTTGTAATATTTCTTTAGTGACTAGTTCCTCAGACAGAAACTTGGACCATTTTTTAACAAAGTTATTTTGGTCCAACTTGATGTGAAGATCTATGCCAAGATCAAAAGAAATTTTTATAGTATCCATGAAAGCAAGATAGGGGCATTGCCCCTATCTTATACAAGTTTACTGCTTGTTTTGTCTAGCGCGGATCATGGCCAAGATGTCTTCGGCCTTTTGACCCGAAGCCGCTGGCTTTTGCACTGGTGCCGTTGCGGCAGGTGCGTTATCCTCGTCATCAAACGAGCTGGTAGAAGAAACAGGTGCCGACTTGGCCACTGGTGCGGCTGATTCTGCTACAGTTTCAGAGCCTGTGGAAGAACCTTGCGGAGCCGCTACACCAGCAGGGCGGAAGTAAGCACCCCAACGGTCGGGATCGTAAGGTTTGCCATCAACTGAAGCCTCAAACATTTCTTTCATTACTTTGAGTTCAGCCTCTGATGGTTTCTTAGGAAGGAAGTCGGAGAGCGTGAACAAGCCGTGTGCTTCGATAGCGGCTTGTTCGGCTTCGGTCAATGCGCTTTCCTTACGAGCCCATTTACTGGTTGAGTAGTCTGCGTACCCACCTTTTGATGTCTTGGTGATACGGAAATCCAGACCACGCATCAAATCAGTTGGCAACTCTTCTAATTCTGGATCCATGAGTGCTGATTTGATTGTTTGGAAAATCTGAGGGCCAATGATAAATCGGCGAATTGGATTTTCAGGATTCTTGTCATCAGCAAGTGGGTTCTCACGAACAAAACCTTGCATGATGTAGCTACGCTTTTTCCAATACTTACGGCCCATGTCTTCAAGAGCTTTGTCTTTGAACCATGTGCGTACTTCTGCAAGGATTGGGCAAGCCTCACCCCACATCTCAACGCAAGGAACTTGAACTTGAACTTGTTTAGAGTCCATTTCGCCTTTGATACCGTTGAATGGAAGTTTGATCATTGCACGTTCGACCCAGAAGAAAGTGTTCTTTGAATCACCGTCGGGCAAGAAACGAAGCGTTGCGCTTTGTCCTTCGTCGATGTTCCAGTGTGGGTAGATTGCGTTGTCGCCGCCGGATTGTTGATTACCGCCTTTGTTCGACTCTGCGGCTTGGAGTCGTGCGCGGATTTCTGCTAATGATGCCATAATAGAAATTGTCCTTTCAAGAAATTTATGTGCCTATATATGCCTTGCATACACCCAACTGAGTGTAGCATAGATATTTATACTGTCAACGTCAAAAGGTAGAATTTCTTCTAGCCGGTGTCTGATGTGTTTAAATATCTGCATATGACACAGTATAACACAACAACACAAGAAGTCAACATTTATGACAAAGTCAGTTTGGTAGAGTTGGCAGCGCCAAATCTTTGGGAAGTTGATCAATGCTTTGATCAGCATACCTATCTAGCTCTCAAAAATATACCTGATCGATCAGACAACAGTTTTGCTTGTGGCGGACTAAAGAAAAGATTTGAAATGACCTTTGCCAGCAAGGACTATGATTGGCTATGTCAGATAGGTCAGGACATGTGTCAAGGTATTGGGAAAATCACCGGGCATGAACTTAGATTTATCACTGCCAAATATTGGTTAGACACTCCAACATTTGGATGTCAAACTCACTTTGATGCAGAGGATATCTTTGTTTCTTATCAGGTGTATCTTTCATCTGCACTGACTGATGAAATAAGACACCCTGACCATATTGGAAGTACAGCCAATATGGTACATTATCTGGATACTCAAGGACAAGCTCTGGTATCAAAAGGTGCTACGTTTTTGCACTGCGATCCTCCGGTGCAGATTAAGTTTGCACCCAATCACGGATACATAAATTTAAATTCTGATCTCAAGCCGCACAGAGTTGACGGCAGTTGGGATACCAGGATCAGTGTGATGTTTCAATATGCTCGAGTATAACTCAATACCAGAACTTCGCGTATAGAGTTGTTAGGGACTCGGTGGATCATGCCATTAAACCCCCTTGGATCATTGACGTAGATGCTGGCCATGTTTGGTTGGTACTGCACAATATCCACGTCGTGTCGTGTGATTTTGCGTTTTGGTTGATAATCTAACTCAGATGTATCGTTAAGTTCTCTATCATGACAGAAAGCAAAATCCATTCTAGAGTCTGAATCTTCAGCCATTACTATTTGTACTTGCACGTAGATATCTGGGTGCAATCGGTGCATCATGATTGAACTGCCTGGCAAGTCAATGCTGACATAGGCAACCTGTGGTGCTATATTCTGTTGTATGATAGAACTGATGCGCTGTTGTTCTTGTTGAACAATGTCCTGTATCTCAGGTGAATCGCTCCAGGGAGTCAACAATCTATCATCGTACTGCATAGTGAATGGCACACGACTTTTGCGATAGAGCTGTTTGATTTCTTGGAATCGTTGTTGATCAAAATAAGACTGTACTTGCCAAAGCTGTTGATTGATTCTGTACACACTCATTTTCCTAATGCAAGTGTCTGTAGTCTTTCTAGCTGTTGAGACTCGTACATTCCGCATTCAGCCAGGCCGTGGGTTGGACACATAGTACCGGCTTCGGTCATATTGCATGAACTCTCGTTGGTTGGTTGTGGTGCTTCTGCATCTAAGTTGTCATCATCTGTGGCTTGTGCTTGGTCAGCAGGTATGCCTAATGCTATTAATCTTTCCATCACACGAGGATCGTCCCAGGCGTTGGCATCAGGATTTTTATCAGCAATGTCTCCAAGTATGTCAAACAAATGATCATCGCCAATGAGATCGTAAAGCTGTTCTGTAGCATTGGTAGCATCTGGTCCCACCACCAAAGGTTTGCTCATTAGATCTTGCACTTTCTTTGCAGATTCAGGTGTGTCAGGCAATGCCCATGTACCTTCCATCACGCGGCTGGCCCAGGTTTCAAATATATCAGCTTCTTTGAGTGGCGCTTCTTGAAGCTTGGCCAACAAAGGTAGTGCTTGCTCTATTCTTGGATCAAGACTCTGTTGAACAAACAGTTCCCGTATGGTTTCAACCGCTTCGTCAACTGAGGTAATCTGTGCAGGGTTAAATGCAGACTTTTCTTCGTGATATCCCCTGCGGCTGATCAATCGTTTGGCCTTGGCTTTGAGGTCACCATAATGACGTACAGCGGCTTCAACCATGTGTGCCGCATTGCCATCATAGTTCTTGTGTCTAGACGCACGAACAAAGTTTGACAAGGTGCGCATTTCATCAACTACTTCATTGATATGTTGTCCAAAAGCATCGTAGGGATTGCCACCTTCGGCCACGTGACGTGCCAACATACGACCGTGCATGAGACTACGACTGGGAACTTTGAAACGCTCACCTTCGTCGGTTTCTACATAAATGCTGTCAATGTTGCGATAACGAGCATCACCTTCTTCAAGGTCTCTGCTGTGTTTGATACGCAGTCGTGTTTTTTGTGGCTGATCACTGTAGCTGACTTTGCGTGTGCCATAGTAGCTTTCAAAAATACTTTCCTTGACAGCGGCCATGGTCTTCATGTTGTATTTGAGTCGCGATAGATTTTTTAAACTAAACGTCAGCAAGTTGCGTTTGGCAAACATACGCACTAGATATAAAAAATCATACCAGTCTTTGCGATCATCACCTTCCATGGCTCGGCCCATGTTGTCGCCAAAGTATATGTCTAAGTTGTTTTCACCGTCTAAAACCATGACAACAGCACCGTAGTCCTGTTGACCTGTACGGTAATCAAAGCTGATGATTTCAGCGTCAGCAGGATCGTTGGCAGGTTTGCCCATGGAATCCAGAGCTTCGGGCTCAAAATCTCTGGAAACAAGCAAATCGTAAAGTTGTTGTGCGGCTGTGTTGGATTGACTCATAGTGTTGTATTTATTAGAAGGATGCTATGAAGGGCATGGGTTCTATAATCGTGTCGCTGTGGTCACGTAGTTGAGTATCTAGCTCAGTGTGATAGCTCTGTAGCAGTTGCATCATACGAACAGCTAGGATAGTTGCCATCACAAGGTCGTCAGTTTCGCCCACTTTTGCGGCATAGCCTGCACCTGATGCAATAAAGCTCTTGAGTTCAGTGATTAACCCAGCAGAATGTATTTTCATACGTCCAGTTTCAATCAAGTTTTTCATTTTAGCGCAGGCTGCCAGTTTGGGCTTGTTTGTGGTATTGAACCCTTTGCGATATCTACGACCCGATGTGCCACCGGGTTCGCTGAGGAAATAGCCCTGTATGTTTTCTTCACCGTATTCAGCAATAGATATCAGCGCGGCTTCGCCAATAGTATTGTTTTCAATACTGTAATAGATGCTTTTGGGATCTTTTATAGTTTCATTGACGTGACGACAAATGTCTGCCAGAATACGCACTTGTTCAGGTATGGTAGTTCTATTGTGTCTCCACTCGGCCACTTGTTCTGTGGTGTTGGCTTCATATACTTGTATGGCCGCAGGGTCGCCACCGGTGCCCAGACTAGGATCCAAGGCCACTACATAGAATCGATCTTTTTCTGGTTTTCTAAACCAACGAACTTGACCTGTTTTATAAAGTACATCGTTGGATTTTAAGTCAATCAGCTTGACAGGAGATATCAAAGTTTCATCATCAATGATAAACTCGCAGTCCATTTCTCTACGGAAACGTTCGTCACCTAAGATGGCTCTTTGCTGGTTAGCCCAGGCATCATCTCTGTCGGGATGTTCACGCCAAAACGCTCGAAACGCTCTAAAGCCATTTTGACCTATGGATGTTTCGTTGCCGTATTCATCTTCTAACTTGTTGGCCATCTTCCAGATCAAAGCAAACTGATCTTCGTCCGAGTTAGGCGTTGATGTAATGATTGCTTTACCACCAGTTGACAGTGTGGGAGTAATAGAAGTCCAGAACTCTTTGGCTATGGTGGGTCGCACAAATGCAAACTCGTCACAGTATAGGAGTGTTATTGACATACCACGACCAGTATTTTCTGTAGTAGTTTGTGCTACTATACGACTGCCGTTGTCAAACTCCAAACTGCCTTTGTTGTATGATGTTACTCCGGCGCGGATGTGATCAGGACAGGCTTCGTAAGCGTAACGTACACGTTGCATGATCTCCTGCGCACCCAGATACTTGTGAGCCGCAACCAATATTGTTGAATCCGGAACAAACATTGCATACCATAAAAGATAGCCGGCTGCCGAGGTCGATTTACCCGTTTGCCTAGGCATCATGGAGATAGAGAATCTATAATTGTGGTAGGTATCTATTAATCTCTCTTGGAATTCATAGGGCTGATACAGCATCTTTCCGTGTAAGGGGTGCTGTATAAAAAAGAAGTTGCTCATGAAATACTGCGGCCCTGTCACAGGATCCGCGCACTTCATAAACTCTTCAATCTGTTGTTCGGTGTAGTGATGTCGGCGATGTGGTGCTTTGATCAATACGCCTTCTAAACTCTTTGACATACATTTACTTACCAAAATATACACATATAAATATTCTTATGAGCGATACACTAATACTAGCACCAGACTATCAACCGGTCAACTACCTGCCACTGTCAACCATAGACTGGCAAACTGCCATTAAACTATTCTTCTTGGACAAAATCCAAGTGTTAGAATGGTATGATGATTGGGTCGTAAGAAGCGCCAAGCTGGAAATGCGAGTACCCGCTGTGGCTGTGACCAAACGAGGGTTTGGT